CCCATTTGAAGGTATCTAGGGTTATGCGCGCCCTCACACCTGTCTCCAGGTGATCATGCCATAACCTCACTACTCCCACTCAGACTCCCGTAGGATAACTCACCCCCTCCACCGCATATAAGCCGATGGGCATTAGTCCGCCAAGACTAGGTGAGTGACAACTCCTCTACGGGCTGTTCCACGTGTGGTTGCAGTGCAAAACCCAGGTCCAGTAACAAGCAGATCAAGTCACAATCGTAGCCGTGAAGCCCTTCAAGAGTGTGTTTGACATCAGCTTCCAAGTACCGAGGGCACCGGAGGTTGCAGTACCGCCTATGGTATTATAGGTAACGATGACGAGGCCTTGAATGGCCCGGTCAGTTTCCTCATTAGAAGGCGTTGCTATAGTAGGGTCGACGTTGAAGATCTTGCGTCTATACGTAAGAGGAACGCGAAACAGAAAGCGTTCCCAAATATTAAAGTTCTTAACGTTGGCCACTTGTTTAACCATGGTGCCACGCGTCGCATCAGATGCGGCTTTAAAAGCCACGATAAGCTCAGGATTGTCAATATAAGCTATGAAAATACGCCCAGCAGCTTCAGTTGAGGAAGGACCCACAGATGGGAGCCACTCAATGGAGGCTGAGTTGTACTTATATTCCTGATAATGCTTAATGACGTCATTGGCAGCACGGTTAAAACCTTCGCCGCTACTGCAATCTAAACTATACCAATCAGCACCGACGTTAGCCGTAACGGCTCCCGAAGGTGACTGAAGAGAATAGCTGGTGCTAACTAGGTTCTGGCCGTTGAACATCATACGCATGCGTGAACGCGTGGAAGCGGGAGCAAGCATGGGGTTCGATTTCTGTTGGCGCGAGGACCTGCGTGAGACTGGTTTCTTTCGTCCTGTCATAGTGGTAAGAGTTGATTGATAACTTGGCGATTATCAGCTCCCCAAACGCTCTCATCGAAATATTTCTCGATAGATTCCTGAGCGTCTGGACTAATGCCAGTCATCTTCCAAAAAGAGTATCGTCCATACGGGTCGGGATGGTCGTGGCGGCACGCAGCATTGAGACTGCTCCGATAGTAGTATTGGTACTCACGATCCCAAGACCCGGAATAGTTGCCGGGCAAACCGAAGCGGCAAAGCATACGGTAGAAAGAGCCAAGCACCGGCACATCAGCAGCTGTGGTCATCCCACAGTTACCAATGTCTAGAAGTAGCCGACGGTACATATCAACATTATGACCGAGATTAACACATGAAGCGTCCTTACTGAGACAAGTAGCCGGTTTACGTACCATACGCCAGATGCCATTACAGCAAACTGGTTGTGTTTGGCAAAATTCCAACTGCTCGAACTCATAGACAGGTTTTTCTCGTACAATATCGAAACCAAAAGTGCGGAAATAGCTTTCGAGGTTATTCAACGCACTAAGGTCTTGCTTATTGAGGAAGATGAGACAATCGTCACCATTATTTGCGTATTCGAAAGGTATATTAAGACTAGTGAGATAGGAAAGTGACATCAAACACATAAGGAGCTTGTTGCCCATACTTGTGTTCATATCACCCGACATTCTAGATCCCTCAGTCTCATACTTAAAATACCCATCGGATGCGCGTGC